ATCCTTTCTGAACGAGAATTAAAAACAGTAGAAAATGCTGTAGGAACAAACTTTAAAGAAGCAGTCGAAACTCTTAAATTAACTATCGCCCCAATTGGTAAAACATTTTTAGAAGCAATTACACCAATTATAAAAGTTATTGGAAACGTACTTGATAAGTTCAATAATCTAGGAGACGGAACAAAAAAGTTTATTGTAATTGCAACAGGCCTTGTTGGATTTATTGGGCCAGTATTACTTATGACATTTGGCTTGTTGGCTAATGGTCTTGCTAATATCATTAAACTATTTCTAGCACTTCGTGTTGGATTCTTAAAAATGACTAAAGACTCATCTAGTCTTGGAGCATCAACTAATTATTTAACAGCAGAACAACTTGAGGCAACAACAGTTGCTGCATCTCTTAATCAAGCACATACAAGACTTACACAGCAATTTCAATTAGAGACAGGTGCAGTAACGGCGTTGCGTTCAGCATATGTTGCAGCAACAGTTGCAGCAACAAAATTTGCTATGGCAAATCCAGGAATGATGGCTACAAGGGCTGGAAAGGCTGCTCCTGGAGGAAAGCCTGGAGTAAAGAATATTCCATTTAGTTATGCTAAGGGAGAAACATATGTTCCAGGTACGGGAAACAAAGATACAGTACCATCAATGCTTACTCCTGGAGAAGCAGTTATACCAGCACCTATTGCACAAAATCCTCAGTTCCAGCCAATTATTGATGCAATGGTTAATGGAAAACTTCAAGGGTTTAGTGAAGGTACTAAAAAAGTAACTCAAGCAAGCAAAAACAAAAGAAAGATGTCTCCAAAGGATGATTTTACACATGTTGGAAGATCAGAAAGTGTTTCTACACAACAATATTTAAGAGAGACTCCTGGATTAAGTGACTACGATAGAGCAAGAATTGAATTTTCTGAAGGAGTTCAAAGAACTCAAGGCAAATCTCCTACCATGGGTAGTTATGGTGGATTAGGTTTTGCATTTGATAAAATCTTAAATATAAATTTAGCAAAACCAGGTGGAATTTCCCTTGCATCTTTTGAACAAGAATGGCAAAAGAAAGGCCCAGGGAAATGGAATGCCGATGGAAGAGACTTAATAGAGAATCTTCACGGTAAAGATAATAAAGTTATTGATGATGCAATGCTTGCAAAAGTTAGAGAAGAAGCCGCTAAAAATAACGGCAAAGTTACAGATGACATAATTAAAAGATCTTTTCAAGATTTACCAGAAAGTATAAAGACAACTCCAACATATCAGTCAATGGATAAAAAATTAAGGGCTAATGCAGAGTACGGTCTTACTGGAATTTCTAATGACCCAAAAAAGGTTGTAGCAGTATTAGAAGAAGCCGTAAAGAAAGGCAATATTCATCCACCAGCACCTGGTGCAATTGATCGTGCTCGGGCACAAGGGCACAAAATTTTTGGTGAAAATGTTGTAATTATAGACGGAGATGCTTTAGAGTATAACGGAAAACCAGTTCCACCAGGGAAAAAACTTTCTCAAGTTTTAGGAGATCCAGGATTTGAGTATCCAACAGGAGTTCATAGTGTTGTAACAAGAACAAACTCACGGGGTAAAGTTGTTGCAGGGTCTATTAATGGCTATGACCCACGTTTTCCAAATGAAGTAATAAATCTAAGTCATGGTTCAAAAAGAGTAAGAGGAAGACGAGGAAAGCGTGAAGATTTAAAGGCTCTTGCATCCGAAAGTGATAAAGTAACAAAGAAAAGATTAAGTAAAGAGTCTTTAGCAGAAATGAAAAGAATTGATGCAGAAGTAAAGTCTAGCAGCATGGCAAAAGTTAAGCCTACAGACTTTGGAAAACAAATAGCAAAATCAGCAGGATATAGTTTTCCAGGTGATAGGTCCATTGGTGGAGTATACGAAAAACCAGATGGTACTAGAGTATTTGTTAAACCAATGGTTGATGAAAAATCTGCAAGGGCTGAATTAAATATAAATAAAATTCATAAAGCAATTGGATTAACAGCACCTGAACAAGTTATGAGAACTATGGTAGATCCAAATAATAAAAGAAGAAAACTTATTGTTTTAGAATCTGCCTTTGATCCAAGATTTGCAGAAGAAAAAATGACAGGGAAATTTACAAAAAAACAATATTTTAAACAATTAACAGCATCTTTACTTCGTGGAGACAAAGATCTAAAACGAGGAAACCTGTCTGGTAATATTGTGACAGATCCAGGTGCAGCAGGAGTATTTGATAGAGCATCTGGAAGAAGAGATTATTCTGCTAACATAAACTCAATGCTTGGTCAAGCAGAAATTAATCTACTTGGAGCACCAGGAGGTCGTGGACTAAGTAAAGACTTTGCTTTGTCAACTGCAAATATTCCAAAGGGGATGACTGCAGATCAATACCACAGAGCAATGATTGCTGAAATAGAAAGAATTACTCCAATAGTAAAAGAAACTCTTAGATCAATACCAATGACAAATCCAGATGAAGCCAGGGCATATAGAGATATGTATAGAAGGCTTGTAAAAGGCAAGTACACAGACTGGCGTGGTATTCATAAGATGCATTCTGCAGTGCAGCCAGCATTTGTTACAAATGAAGAATCTCTTCTAGATGAAAAAACTGGAAAGATAGAAAAAATTAAGGGTAAGAAAAAGCCAAAGGGAGCAAAGCCTTCAACTGGAAAATTAGCAGACAAGAAATTTACCGTCCTTCCAGAAGGCAAGAAGGTAGTACAAACACCAGCAAGACGTGCTGGTAGATATTTTGTTCCAGGGTTTGCAACTGCACCAGTACCAACAAATTTAGCAGATCCGTTTACGACACAATCACAGATTGTGGCAGGCACGAGAGTAAATGCAGAAGCAATTAAGGCTACCGAAAATCTGACCAAGGCAACTGATGAAACCACAAAGGCATCTAGGCTATCAAAAGAAAGCCTTAAGTCTTTTGGAGCAAAAGCAAATCTTGGTGTTGGAGCACTTAGTGCTTTGACCGTTGGTGCCTCATTTGCAGGTGGCAAAATTGGAGAAATGGCAACAAAGATTATGCCATTTGTTTTTGGTCTTCAAGGTATCTTATTGTTACTCCCAATGCTTATGAATCCACTTATTGGACTACCGCTTGCAATTGGGGCAGTGGTTGCTGGTATTTGGTTATTTAATAAAAAGCAAAGCGATGCTATTAAAGCAGAAGCAAGGCTTGTAGATGAACTATACGCTACAACAAAAAAGATGCAACAAGTTGGAGAAATTTCTGGCAAGGTTGGTGCATCACAACTTGCAGCACGTAAAAGAGAATCTGGTGGCGGAGACTTTTCTTTTGAGCGCAAAGGTATAAAGTTTGGCAGTGCATTCTTACAAAGCGAAGTAGGAAAAGCAGATATTGCAGCATTTGAAACAAGGTTTAAAATAATGCCAGATATTGCTATGAAAGAATTTTCTCTTAAGTTAGGAAGTTATGTATCTGATGGTGTTATAGATGCAGTACAGGCTGCAAGCATTGCAGACCAGGTTGGAATTGAGTTTAAGGACAAGGTGCTTGGACTTAAGATTCAAGGACAATTGCAGCAACTTCTTACAGTAGATGGAAAAGATTTAACTAAAGAGCCATTTGAAATTAGAATTAAGATTGCAGAACAAGTAGTGAATCAGTTTGATGCATTAGTTCCAAACCTTCAAGAGCAGTTGGCTAAAGCAGAACAGCAAAAAAATGCATTAAGTGCTAAGTTTTCTTTAGCATTAGCAGACGAGGCAGCAGGTATAATCACTCCAGAAGAATCTAAGGCAATAGAAAAAGAATTTAGAGATGCTGAAAAAAGAGTTGCTACTATTAAAAATTCAATTAAACAAAACTCTGCCTTTGCTTCAGGAATGGCAAGTCAAGCATATGAAGCAATTCAAGCACAAATTGATGGCATAGATGTTAGCACATCAAAAAGTATTGATAAATTAAAAGCAGAAAAAGCAGCAACAAAAGACTTAGAAAAACAAGCACTAATCCAAAAAGAAATTGACACTTTAGAGTCAAAGAGAACTGCATCATTAAGCAAACTTAGAGCAATGAATGACAAAGTCACAAAAGGCATTGAAAAACAACTTGAACTGTCTTCGGCAACAGAAAAAACAGCATTCTTTACTGGAAGTGCAGAAGCAGTTCGATCTAGATTTAAGGGTACAAAGCAAGAATCAGATGCCGAACTATTGCTTGCTAAAACTGCACAAATGGGACAGTCTGTAGTAAGAGCAAAGATAGAGGCAGTAGTTTCTTCTGGACAGTTTGGCCCTGGACAAGCATCAGGATTTATTAATTTATTTGCGGGTGATAAAGAAACATTAAACACAACACTTAATGCATATCTAAATGTTCAAGGAATAGATGACTTAAATAAACTACAATCGATTGTTGGAACTTTTGAAGATCAAGAGTTGGCTAAAAAGATTATCGTTGACCTATCTGCTCCTGGTCTTTCAGATGCAGAATTCCAGGCACAGTATTCTACGCTTGAACTATTAATGCAAATGGATAACGAAGAAATCAATATTGAGTTGGCACTAAAATCAGACCCAACTCTATTGGCTAAAATAACTAAGTTTAATACTATAATTGAAAATATGCCAACTGTAACCCAAAAAGAAATTGAATTAAAGTTAAAAGAAGAAGGATTTGATAAGGGTGGAATAAAAGCCCTAAGCGATAATTGGGAATATTATAAGGGGCTGGATCCAGAATTAAGAAAAACTGCAATTCAAACATACATCTCTATGTTTAGCACAATTTTTACAAGCAAAGAAGCAAGACTAGAATGGGCAAAGAATCAAGCAGAGACAGCATCGGCTGGTATTGGAAACGAGCAGGCTCGTGATCAAGTTAGAACTCTTACTTATAATACAATAGTAACATCAACGGGTGAGTTTACACAAAAAGGTAAAGAGATCGCTGCTAAAGATATACAGAATCAGGTAGAAGACATTATTGGTTATCAACAAGCACTTAATAAATTAAATAATACTTCAAATAATACAGGTGAAAAGGGAACAAGAAATACATTCCTTGATAATATTCTAGATAAAATAAGAAGAGTAAGAGATGCAAGTGCTGACATAGTAGCCAAAGATCCAATAGCAGAACTTAGAAGACTTATTGCAAAGGGCAAGGGTGAGATAACAATATTTGATGGTTTAGACCAACAAATTTCAAACCTAAAAGCACCACAAGAATTTATTGACTTTATTGCTAGTTTAGACCCAAAGGGTAAAAAAGGTGGAATTGATTCATTGGCAACATTCCTAGACACAGGAAAATTAAAAAATGGAATTGTTGAATTAACTAAAAATGGAGAGTTGCTTTTAGATATATTTAAAGAGGGAGAAATTGGAGACTTTGAAAGTGATTTAAGAAAATCAACCAATGCTCTAATTGTACAAAAAGCAGAATTTATTAGACTTAATCTAACAGTAAAAGATAATAAGTTATCTGCAGAAATGCTTGCAGACGCAAATTTTGCTCTTGCGCTAAGTTCTGCAAAAACAGAAGAAGAAGTCAGTAGGCTTGTTACTATATTTAAGGCTCAAAAAGCAGCACAAGACGATTTAGCAAAAACACAAGACCCATTAGCATATTTACAAAACCAGTTCTCTGGAGTAGAAGATAAAGTAAACAGGTTCTTCTCATTAGCGAGACAGGGTATTGAAGGTTTAGATCCTGACGGAGATGGACCAGGAGAATCTTTTGCAAGAAGAATCTTTAATGGTGAAAAGGCAGTTCAAGAAGCACAAGATGCTGTTAATGCTATTGAAAAAGAAATTGATGGCATTCAGACAGGAATAAATGCAAAAGAAGCAGACATTCAAAATAAAGTTACAATTCCACTTAGAAAATTTGAAGAGGCTATTACTGCAATTCAAGATGAGATTTCTACTAAATTTGATGAACCAATTGCAGTGTTTCAAGAAGAGGCTTCTGATCTATCAAATGATTTAACTTTAATTGACAAGGCTGCGGGTGCAATTAATAAGAAATATGATGCACAAGAAGAAGCCTTAAATAAAATCTCTGAAATAAATCAAGATTTAATTACACAAGAAAAACAAAGAATATCTCTTGCTGATGCTTTGTCACAAGGAGACATTTCTGCAGCAGCACAAATAGCACAAGATATGCGATCTACAGCAGCACAGAAGGCAGCCTCTGGTACTGGAGATCTATTAAACGTAGCAAGAGAACAAGAAATTGCAAACCTAAGATCTGCTAGTGGTAAAACTAGATTAGAAATTGAGGAGCGCCAATTTGCAATAACTCAAGAAATTTACAAACTTGAAGAAGGTAGAGAAATCCTTGAAGCCAAAATTGCAAAGATTAAAAAGAATGACATTCTTCCTCTTGAAAATCTAAGAAAACAAATTTTAATTGACATTCGTAATGAAGAAGATAAGATTTATGCAATAACAAATGGAAGACTCTTAACAGAACAGCAAAACCTTAGAACAAAACAAGATAGTTTAATTGCAATAGAAAATGAAAAGCAGGCAGAATTAGATAAACTAAATAAACTAGAACTTGAATGGATAGAAGTTCAAGCAGGAATTGCAGCAGCAGAAGCAGAAACAATTGATTTACAAGGGGCAATTACAGAAGCAATTAGATTAGCCAAAGAACTTGCTGCAATATTTGCAAATATGGGTAAGTTTAATAATCTATCATCAAGTGGATCATTTACTTCAGAAACTGAATATGTTCCACCAGAAAGTACTGCAGCAGATGAAGCAGCACTAGACGAATTTATAGCCGTAGTTTCAGAACTTGATCAAGCACAAGCAGATTATGAAGCAGGACTTGTTACTGGAAATAGCACTATTATTAATGCACTTTTAGCAGATCTTAAAGCAAAACAAAAAGCATATGATGCAACATTGCCAACAGTTGATCCAAATATGCGTGGCGGTGGCGGTGGCGGATCTAGTATGATGGCTATGTCTTCTGGTGGAATGGTTCCTAAATATTTTGCGGTAGGGGGAATGTCAAGAGGAACAGACATTATTCCAGCAATGCTTACACCTGGAGAATTTGTAATGAGCAAGTATGCAGTTGACTCATATGGTGTTGATAAAATGAAGGCTATCAATAGAGGATCATACGAAGGCGAAAAGGTGTATAATTATAATCTAAACGTCAATGTTAAGTCTGATGCAAATCCACAGGATATTGCAAGAGTTGTTATGACACAAATTAGACAAGTTGACTCACAAAGAATTAGGACACAAAGGGACTAAATGGCTACAGCAGCGTATTTAACAGGTAGACGTAGGTATAAACGCCCCCAGGCTCTGTTGTGGTCTGAGAACCCTGGTACGCTCTCTAATGGGGTATACCTGCCCACTGGCTATGAAGTGCAAGGTAACTTTGCTGCCTCTACAGATCCAGATCTAATTAATCAGTTTCTTATTCTTTCAGACCATAATCGTGGGGAATTAAATTTTACCCCCACAAGAATAGAGCAAAGACAAAGAACCATTAATGGACGTATGCGTTCATATCACATAGCAGATAAACTAACAATGTCTGTTTCTTGGAATAATTTACCATCAAGGTCATACTTTCAAGATGCAGGGTTTTTGGCTACTGGCTTATCTCCTGACAAAAAGACAACAGGTGAATACACAGCAGATGGTGGTGCAGGTGGAGTAGAACTACTTGACTGGTATGAAAATCACACAGGACCTTTTTGGATGTTTATGGCATACGACAAGTATTCAAACTTTGGTAAGACTGATGCAGATTACACACACCTTGCTCAATACAATCAAATCGTTCAGGTTTATATTGCAGACTTTAATTATTCTGTTGTAAAACGTGGTGGCTCAAACCATGATCTTTGGAATATTTCGGTAACACTGGAAGAGGTCTAAATGTTTGTTAGTGAGACATTAAAGACACATTTAGAAACATCGTCAACCGTAAGCCTTCAGTCATTAGTTTTGGCTGAGTGGAACATGAATATGCCAGATAATATTCATAAACTTGGTAACTATAGATATAGACCTTTAGACTCAGATGTTACATATAAAACACTTCCTTTAACTTTTGATAACCTAGATGCTGGGAATTATTATACTGGTGCAACAGATGCAGACGTAGTTATTGATGGCGGATATACAAACTTAGAGGTACCACAACTTTTTACATCAACTAAAGAAAAGGTTAAAATGCTTTATTCTTTAGAGGATTGTGTAAAACCTTTTAGACCTAGATCTGGAATTAACAAAGCCTCCTACTTTAATAATAGATATCTTGCAAACTCTGGAACATCAATGACTCTTAGACCAAGATATTATATGCCCTCAAAATATGATGAGTTTAAGTATTGGTCATCTTTTAGAACTGAAGACAATATTGAAAGAGGAGTTGCAAAAAATATATTAAATTCTCTTAACTATATTGACGATGCAGTTCCTTTTGTTGTTTATAAAAATGCTGTTCCAGCAAATAGGCTTGTTGTAAAAATGCAAACAAACGTTGGCACAGTAAACATGGGAACCATGATAACTCAGTCTGGATCTTTGGGTGATCCTTTATACGGGACAACAAATAAAACAACTCCAGTTAGATGGAAGATTCAATATTTAAATAATAATGATTGGACCGATGCTTACTCATTTGATGAAAACTCTCTTAGAGATGATGACACAGTAATTATACCTGAAGACGGATATGTTGAGTTAGAGTATGGACTCAAGATCCCAGATCAATATAAAACAAACTTTACATTTGCAGAAAAACTATCATCTAGCACCCTGCTTCCAGAAGATTCAATTAATGGGTACGCATATCTTGTAGTTGAAAATGAAAACGAACGTGGTTTATTTTATATTTGGGATGAAGCAAATGCAGAATATGATACATTTATTCCACAATACGGATGGATTCTTGGTTCTGGAGTTTTAAATCGTTCAACAAAACTAGTTACAGACCTAACAAGCCCAGAATTATTTACTAACGACTCAAACAATTTAACAACATACAGAGAGTTTGCTTATATTCGTGGCATTAGAATCGTTGTAGAAACTATGAACAAGTTTGATTCTACTTTTGATTTAATTGAAATGTCACCTAGACTAGTCGTAGATATATCAAATAAGGTTATTGATTTTAATATAAAGAAAATTTTATCAGACATAGGCACAACATCTTTACCAGTAGGACAACTGCTTGCCTCAACTGGATCTTTGTCTTTATTTGATGATGACCAAGCCTTTAATGAAAATAACCCTGCCAGCATTGTTTCTGATTATATTAGAAAAAATATTAAGTTTCTTTTTTATGAGTCAATTTTTAATGTTGAGGGAGATGAATATTCAGTTCCTATTAAAACATTATACTCAGAAGGATTCCCACAGGCAGATGTTACTGCTGCAACTCTTTCTTTAGAGTTAAGAGATTTTTATTTTTTCCTAGAGTCAATGCCTGCACCAAGACTTTTAACTACTCAGACATCTTTAAGTTATGCAGTATCGCTTTTACTTGACTATATTGGATTTAGCAACTATACTTTTAAAAGAGTTGACGGAGAGAATGATCCAATTATTCCATACTTCTTTATTGCTCCAGACCAAAACGTTGCAGAAGTTTTAAATCAATTAGCCATATCTACACAAACCGCAATGTTCTTTGATGAGTATAATAACTTTGTTGTAATGAGCAAAGACTACTTAATGCCTACATTAGAACAAAGAGAAACAGACTTTGTTATTTCTGGATCAAACAATCAAACAGACTCTGGCGTAATAGAAAATGCTACATCTGGTAAACTTCCAAATATACTATCTATTGCATCACAAGATAAAAAAGTTTATAATGATGGAAAAATTAATTATACAACAAGATATATTCAAAGATCTTATGGTTCAATAAAGCAGTCAAGTATGATTGATAAAGAAAAGACATGGATTTATAAGCCATCACTTTTGTGGGAAGTTGCTGGAACGGATTCAACAAAAACCATAAACGAGTTAGCATCTAAGCAGGGTAGTTATGTTCTTGGAGCGATGCCATTAAATTCAGATATTCTTGCGGTTGCTCCTACGGTTTCAGGGCACGCTGTAGTAAACAACATAATTGATCTTGGAGAAAACGTATATTGGCTAACACGATATAACGGATACCTGTATTCTAACGGGGAGATTATTAAATACGATGCCGCAGAATTTAGCATAACAGGTGTTGGAAATGTTTGGATTAGTAGCAATCAGGAATATCAAAAATACTTTGCATCTGTTCCATTTAATGGAAAAATATATCCAACAGGATTAGTAAGAATATACTCAACCCCATACTACGAAACAGTCAATGGAATAAGCAGACTTCAAAATGGAGCGGTTGTAGACCATGGTCGTGGTCAATTTGGAACAAAAATAACTGATCACTACGCTGGAGTAAATACTTATTGGACCAATAATAGTAATGTCCGTGGTGTTGACATGAAAACTCAATATCTATTTACAACTACGCTAGATGAAAATGTAACTTTACCAGCAACAACTACTGGTGCAGCAGGAGTCAGCAATACAATTGCAGGACAGTCAACAAGAAATAGCATAATCAAAAACTTTATGGCAACAAGTAATTTAACAGATACGGATATTAATAGTTTGCCATCAACACAAACTGGAACAATTCAGTCATCTGCTTTGGTATTTAACGGACCAGCATTTAAAACTACGGAAACACCACTAAACTTTGTTTCATATGTTTATAAAAACTTAGATAATGCATATAGACATTTTGGAACAAGAATGCGTATCGTAGGTAAAATTCAAAATAATATTGCCTCAACGCAAACAGCACTTGGTAGCATTCCTTATTATCAAGTTAGCGGAAGCCAGCCAGATCAGAACGTTAACATTGGCGGAGGCTCTGGAGGTCTTGCGGTTTTATTAAATCCAGAAACAAACAACGGATATTATTTTGAAATAATTGCCCTAAGTGAAGATAATATTACTCCTTATTTAAAATTAAATAAAGAAAATCAAGCAGAGGTATCAATTAATAATGTTGTGTTTTATAAAATTAAAAAAGACTCTAGCAATACTAATGCAATTCCAGTTAAACTCTGGGGTGGTTTAGCAAAAATACTTGTAGATGATGGTAAGTTTTCTGGACAACAAAGAATGGCTGCTGAAGAGAATTCAACAGTGTATGATTTATCAGTAGAGTATCAAGACATTGGAAAAACAAGAAGGTTTTATTTATACATAAATAACCAACTTATTAAAGTAGTAGATGATAATGATCCACTGCCAGCCTACAACAACATGGCTTTATTTGTTCGTGGATCGTCTAAGTGTATGTTTGAAAACATTTACGCTCTGTCACAAAACTATAGCCAAAACACATCTTTTGTTGTGGGAGACACATTGTCAAAACAGTTTGGTGATTCACAAGTTGATGTCAATGAGTCTTTTAGAAAATATGCTATGAGTGGTGTTGTCCAATCAACATATCTATCTGGAATAAGTTCACAACAGCCACCAAACTATAATATGTATTTTGAAGAGTTTGGTTCCATTATGCGTGAATGTGCATATTTTGATGTTAAGTATGATCGTGCTTACCCAGCACTTTATGCACAACTATCGCCAACGTTTAGCAAAACAAAGGGATACACAACCTCTGGGTTTTACGCAAACTCTTATGGTGCTGAGTTTTTAGTTTTTAACTCAACAGACAAAGCCTTAAACCTAGATGAAACAACTGGCAATTTTTTAAGAATTCAAGGGATTACTTTTACTCAAGATACAACTCATGAACTAACGGTAGACGAGTTCTTTAAAAAGCGTGGTAATTTGTCTGACCCAGAGTTAGTAGGTAGCACACTTACCTATTCACCACTAGTTGAAAAATCAAGGTATGATGAAATTAAATTAAGTAGACTAACATATGGAAAAAATGAATTTAGTATTGATAGTACATACATACAAACACAAGATGATGCAGAAGCCATGTTGGGTTGGATCATAAATAAAGTTATGGTTCCAAAAAAATCTATCGGTATTAATTTATTTAGCATACCAACCTTGCAACTTGGAGACATAGTCACAGTAGACTACAAAGATTCATCAGGACTTGATTTAATTACCTCTGATATTTCAAGGTTTGTTATTTATAATATAGAATACGCTAGGTCTGTTTCTGGACCAAGCATGACAATTTATTTAAGTGAGGTATAAAAATGGTATCAGCAACTCCACAAACACCATCATCAACATCTGTTTCAAGTAGTCCACCTCCGAATCCAGTAAAGACAGCACCAATAGATACAGTATTATTTAATGATGATTCTATGTCTATTGAGATAATGGCTGATTTAATTTTTGAGGATATTGGTGGTCACGAATTAATAAATATTGCTAGAAACGACATTATTAACGGACAGCAAATATCTTACACCCCAATCAAAAACCTGGGACTAATTCAACAAAAATATAACCCAAATAATATTCTTGGATTACAGGCTACTTCTGAAAAGTACTTTGCCAACTTTCCTATAAAGTTTGAAGAGAAAGTCCCTGTTGAAGGCAATGGACCTAACGGCTCAAATGTTTATTTTGACGATGTAACTGGAGATCTAATTATTGAGGGAGTTAATTTAAACAAAGATGAACTCTTTGAAGTTGAAGTGTCGTTAAATGGTACAATATATGAAGCAGACTTTGGAGCAACTACGTCATGATAACTAATAAAGGTAAGAGCATTATTGGAAAATATATGCTTGGTCAGGCACCAGCCTATGCCTCATATTTAGCCGTTGGTTGTGGACCTATCCCACTTCAAACAGAAGATGTTGCAGATAACTTTGCGACAAAAGAAAGCCTTGACTTTGAGATGTTTAGAGTTCCTATATCTTCTAGAGGCTTTGTAAATGAAAACGGTATTGATAAAATTGTACTTACCGCAGAACTACCAACAGAAGAAAGATATGAAATAACAGAAGTAGGTTTATACTCTGCAGGATCTAACCCATCTGCTGGAGCACAGGATAGCAAAACAGTCTTTGCATTTACCCAGGGAGAAAACTGGGAATACCATACAGCCACGGCTGCAATAGCAATTCCAGTAGTTTCTGTGCCACTAGATCCCAACGATGACGATATAATAAATGCAACAGGAACAGCAAATGGTGTATTCCAGACCAATGCAGATAATTCTATTTTTTATAATACAGATCGTGTCGCAAGATATGAAAGAGCAAGGTTTTTAAATAATACAATATTGATGCAGGGAGATGACTCAGACCTAAGTTTGGGTGGTGGTGGGTCTGGTGGAGTTGACAATATTGTTATTGATTCTGGAAATCATATACACCTTACTTCTCCAAACGTTGACTTTTCAAGAAACTCTCCAATTGATGAATTAAAACTTGCATTTTCTTTAGTAAATAAGGATGGAGGGTCTGCGTCAGTCCCAGATACAATAAGAATTCTTGTTGACTTTGCAGGAACTGACCAAACAAATCCAAGCATCTATGCTAGGTTTGAAGTTAATATTGAAGATGGTGTTGATGGATATGACTTTGCAACAAACAGATACTTTGTTGTTTCAAAACAATTGCAGGAATTATACAAGAGTCAAAACTTTACATGGGATGCAGTTAACGTGGTAAAGATTTATGTTTCTATTTTTGATAGTTTAAGCGGAGGCCTGCATCCAACTTCAGATTATTATATTGCATTAGATGCAATGAGACTTGAAAACATAGCAACGGTTAATCCATTATATGGTTTAACTGGATACTCTGTCATTAAGAATGATGATGCTACAACAATTATTAAATCTCCTAATACAAACAACTACGTTGAATTTAGATTTTCTATTGGGGTGACGTAATGGTTGATGCAAACATAAAAAAATTACGTATTTTAAAATCATCTCTTCCCCCAATTGATCACGATACTTTAAAGTATAATTTAAGATATAGAATTGTTTCTGACGATAGAAACAGAACTTCTCATTGGTCCCCAGTTTATAATATTTCTGGAGAGTTGATAGAGTCAGTTAGTGGAGCAGTCTCTAAGGCAGGAAACATTGTTACAGCCGTATGGGGAGACGCAAACCTTCATCCAGAGTATGATGTTTTTGTTAAATTTGACTCAGGCGACTTTTTTTATCATGGAACATCAAAGGTACACGCATACTCATTTTTAAAAACTGGGACTACATCAGTCAGAGTAAAAGTTCAAATTGTTTCATCAAAAAAAGAAATTAAAGCAGCACTAAATATCTTTGACTCTGGCACAGTGTCTTTGGTATAATTTAACAGGAGGAATAAATGGCAAGAATATCATTACCAGAAAGAGGACAGCCGCTTGATGTAACATACATCTATCAGGTAGTCGATACTTTAAATGCTTTGTCGGCACAGGTTTCCGATGCAACCTACAATTATACTGACATTGACGTAGTTGGAGGAGAAAAACAAAGTTTAAAAACTTCTAATACAAAGTTTATTGGAAGGTTTAAAGCAATTGCAAATAACGAAACTGTAACTGCTGGACAAGAAAAGTCTTATTCTATTGATTATTCTAACTTTAAGTATCCACCAATTATAACTTTGTCAGTTGTAAATACTAGCGGAACAACTGCTGGATCTAACACTACCGTAGTTTTAACATCCGTAACAACGACACAGGCTGGATTTACAGTAAGATATGGTGTTTCTGGAACTGCAACAATTGGTGTAAATCTTATTGCTATTGGTGTTCCAAATTAGTATGGCCTGTCAAAGATGTAAAGGAAAAATGTTTGTTGATAGGATACATTCAAACATAGATCACTTAGAAACATATTGTGTCAAGTGTGGAAATAGAAAGTTTTATCATCCACCTAGCGAATCTGTGGAGGGAAAATGGTTACTGCAAAAGGAAAAATTCAGAGCGAAGCATACAATAGCGAACCTGTAATTCCTGGCGGTAAAAAAATATGGTTTCTTAATGGAGA